CGTGAATACACGGGCTGTTTGCATCGCGGGCATGGGTCGCCCGGCTTCCATGGTATTCGTGGCATTTCTCTCCTCTTTCGTTCAGGCCGTCGGCATTGGCCTGGTGTTAAAATTTTCAGTCAATCATTTTCGCTTCGGCCGCGGCGATTGCCAGCGCATCGCTCCCGTAATCCTCGTGTAGCCAATTCCCGGCCCAAACGACATACCACCGGTGGCCGTCATAAACGACGCTCCAATCAGCGTTGAAACGCCAAGTTTTCGCGTCGCTTCTGCTCCAACCCCACTTCATTCGATGCCTTCGTTCTTTATTGCGTCCCGCTCATCCGCCTCATACTGCGCCCCTTCCACCGCCCAGCGCTTCCGCTGCTCGCGCGGCGCCGTCGGGTACTCGTCGGCGTAGACTCGCTCCAGTTCGGCGATGCGGGCGAGGGCCGGCGGTTGGCGGGTCATGGCTTGCCTCGTGCGGCGTCGATAGCCCCTCTCAGCCCAAGGTGCATTCGCTCGTCAACCCAATGGGTGCGGCGTGCCAGCCAATCCAGCCGCGCCGCATCCTCCCGCGCCTCCCACACCCGCCGCCGCAACGTCTCAAGCGGTTCAGCGCACGTCCCGGTCAGCTGTTTGCCGTCCAATACCTCGGTCAGCGCACGGCAGATCGAAGCCGCGCCGTAGTCTTGCCCGCGCCACCATGCGGGGTGCGCCGCGTCGGTGCCGTCAAGCTCGGGTAGGTCGCGCCCGGTCGCCGCCGCTAGCTTGATACACGCGCCCGTATACTTCTGCTCGGCGGTGTAGAGTTGCTGTTCGAGTTCGGCGATGCGGGCCGTGGCATTGTTTGCACGCTTCACTGCGTGCTTCAATCGATCGGCTAACGCCGCCAACTCTAGCCGGGTGTTTAATCGTTGAATCTCTTCCTGCTTCATCCCTTCCTCTCCTTCTCCCACTCGGCCCGCGCGTAGTCGCGGAACGAGTCCTCGCCGTCCCATTGGCTGTACAATGCCAGATACCGCATACCCTCCCAGGCGGGACGGTCAGCAAACAGCCACGACTGGAACTCCAGTGCCTCAGCGCCTAACTCCCTCGCCGCGTCCCAGTCGTCTGGACCGACTAGTTTCTTGTACCGCAGCACCTCCGCCGCGCGTTCGGGCGTCATCGGGATACTCCAGTAAAGCCACGCACGCCAAGCAAACGGGGCTTCCATTTTTTCGCCGGGTATTTGTCGGCATGCCGCTGCGCCGCTTCAAGGCTCAAGAATACAAACAGGTCGTCCTCGGTTCCCATAATTCCTTCCTCGTTTTCCAGTACATACGGCTCTGGTTTAGGCGTCATGCCCCCCACCTCCACAACCCAGCCCCAGCGCCCGCCGCGCTGCTCGACTTCCACGCGGGTGATGGTGGCCTGCTGCCCGCAGGTGTGGCGCTCGGCGAGAATGATTCGGTCGCCGGGCTGGCCGTAGGGGCATGGGCGACCGCCAGTGCCACCTCCCATGCTAGTAGCGGCAAGAACAAAGGTCCATGTCCCTGGTGATGTCTGGTATGGTCTGATGGGGTGCAGTGCACGCCCTCCGTTTGGTTGTGGCTGCTTCCGCATCGCCCGCCAGAACCGCCGCTCTCCTGCGGTGTAGGCGGTGGATTCGAGTTTCGTTAGTCGTATGGTCTTCATTTAATCGCGTCCTTTCTTCGCTCGATGGCGCGGAGAGTGGCCCAGCGTCGTCCTGAACGATGCCATGCAGGTTCTTTGGTGACTGGGTACACATCACTAAAGCAGCAGCGGTGGTATGCGGTCTGAAACCTCTCTTGAGCAATCGCCAGCCGCTTGCGGGCCATGCGGACGCGGGGGATCACGACCCCACCTCCGGCGCGGCTTCGACGGCGGCGATGGCGGTGTCGCCGCTACCAGTAGATCGGCCACCTGGCCGAAAATACCACTTAGCCCCTTGCGGCCAGTTCCGGCGTTCCATCATCGGGTTGCTACTCCGCTCCACCTTCGCCCACGCCGCAGCGCAGCGGGCTAGGTCGGCGATGTCCTGCAAATCGAAATACGCGCCAAATCCATTGCTCGTGTCTTCGATGGCCTCGTTGCAGCGGTATACGAGGGCCTCCAGCCGTTTAGCGTCCATCGGTGGCCTCCAGTCGGTCGGCTTCGGCTTGCCAGTCGTTGAGTGTCGTCGGGCCAGTCGCCTCCCACCATGCTTCACGAAAAATCTGTGTCAACGTCTTCTCCTCCATCACGCCACCTCCGCCGCGAGATACTCGCGCTTCCGCGCTTCCCGCGTGATCGCCGCGTCCCGATTCGCCGCCGCCCAGGCCGCGATCCAGTTCCACACCTGCGCCCGCGTTGGCTTCCAGCGCAGGTAGGCGCCGCCGCCTAGCAAAAACAGTCCGATCGTTGCTATTTCCATGTCCCTCTCCTATTCCGCCGCCGGCCGCGTCGTCTTGCGGCCAAATTGGTACTTCGCCATTTCTGCCAACGGGCAGATATACCGCTGCAACTGCCAGGCTTCCGTCCGCGCTTGCGCCGCCCATGCTGCAGGCAACGGACCGCGGATCTTCCGCCATCGCCACGCGGCCATATACGCGCGTCGGTGGCACCGTTGGCACTCTCCGCAATGGCATGTTTCGCGTGGCATACCTCTCCTTTGTTTTCAGCGGGCCAGTGACTCCCCGGCCCGCCTCAAGAATCCAAATCCAACAGGTTTTCAGTGGTTCGTGACGGACTACCTCTTTTCCGGGAGCTTTTCGCGCCCGGTCTGCCGTCCCGCGCGGATTTCCGAGATCGTGCGCTGTATTGGAACGGCAGGCCGCGGGCGGTTGCCCGCGGGGTTCAGAACGGCAGGTCGTCATCACCAACCGCGAACGGGTCAGAGTTCGCCGGCCGCGCAGCAAATGGTGAAGCCGTCGCCGATGCCCGCGCGAAGCCACCACCACCACCGCCAGACTTCGGTTTGCAGACCACCTGCGCGGACGTGTCGCCGTAGTTGTTGACTTCGGCCATGACTGACGCTTGCTGACCGATGAGCGTCTTTTGGATGTGAAGCAGCCACGTCTCCGGGTGGACCAATCCCTCCTGATTGCAGCCAAATTGCTTGCAGCGGATCTGCGCCGCCTCCCATTGCGGCACTTTGCTTGCCGCCTTGTCGTCGGGATTATTGACAAGCGAGGCCGTCAGCCACCACACGCCCGTGATCGATCCACGGTCGGACACTTCAACGGTGATCTGAAGGCCCGGCGTGCCCTTCTTTTCGGACTTGATGTAGTCCACGGCGCTGATGGTGCCCGTATACCATGCGCCATGCTCAAACATTCGCCACCGCCACCGGTTCGCGCGTCAGTTCGGCTTCGAGCGCGTCGAGCTTGCTAGCCGACTTGCTTTCCGTCGCCGCGATCACGGAATCCATGCTCACCTCGCCCATGTCGTAGACGGTGGCGCCGATGACGTGAGGAGCAAAAAAGCGGTGGAAATTGGAGATCACGCGGGCGAACAGCATGTTCTTCGGGAACTTGTCATAGTTGCCCTTTGTCCCTGGCTTCGGATCTTTGCCGCGTGAGTTCTGCACCCAATCCGCCTGCTCTGCCTCGGCAATCGTCATGCCCACTTCCAGCGGCTTGTCATCGGCATCCTTCATCCATTCGCCGCGCAGCATAAAGCGCAAGCGCACCTCTTTGTCCGTCATCACCACCGGGCGCCAATCGTACCCGGCTTGCTGGAGGAATGTGGCTCGCGCTCCGGCGTACAAGTTCGGCAAGGCCGTAATCCCGCCCAAGGGCAATCACATAGGCATTGGCATTGTTTGCGTAGGTTTCAGCGCAGATTTTATCCGCCTTCGCCTGCTCTGCCTGTGCCCGCGCTTGGTGGTTCTCCACCATGTCATCGAAAATACTCCGACTGTGCGTCGGTTGAATAGTCTGTGCCGGTGCTTGTTCCGGCGTCGTCATCTGCGTACTCATGCCTTTGCTCCCTTGATTTTGAATACTTTCAACGGCCGGCTAACGCTGATCGTCAGCACGTCCGCATATACTTCCGGGTACTTCGTCTTAAACAGCGCGGTGTCAATGCGCTGCGTCTCTTGCGGGCTAAACTTCACATACTCGCCACCGCCCGCGTCGGCCACGGCGTTGACGCCCATCAGCGCCTCGATGCCCAGGCGATACGATTCGTCCTCTGACTCCGGGTCGCCTTTTCGCAGCTCCGTCAAGCTGGCTTCCACCTTCTTTTCAAGGTCTTTCAGCCGCTTGTAGTCTGCCATTAACTTCGCCAACCCGTCGATCTGGACCAACCCTTGATCGCTCACGGCGGACCATTCGTCCATCTGGCACGTCGGCTCCCACTGGCAGGACTCACAGCGCCCGTCGCGCTCCTCCAGCCATGCCGGGGCCGTCCGCTGGTCTACGTGGTGCACCATGAACCAATCGACCTTTTCGGCCACAGCCGCCATGAGTTTCGGCCGCGCTTCGATCTCGTACAAGTGAAGCTGCCCGGTGTCCCGGTTCAGCGCGGCGAGGCAAGCCCACGACCAGCCGAGCACGCGCATATACCACTGCACCTGCATAAGATAGCCCGGCGGCACGCCGTCGCGCTTCCAGTCCCAGTAAGCCCGGTCGCTTACCGTCTTAATTTCCAGCACGCCCGGCCCGCGCTCCTGCCCGACGATGGCGCGGTCAACCCGCTGGAGTTCGTGGCCGTTGGCCGTGGCGCGCTTGCGCCGGATCTTCCAGCCTGGCCGCATTTCGGCGACGAGTTCCGCGATCCCGTCCTCCATCAGCTTGCCGGCCACAATCGGCCCGGTCATGCGAAATTCCCGATCAGGCGGCGCCCCGGTCTTCTGATACCACAGCCGCCGCGCGCAGCCGTAGGGCTCAAGGCCGAGCACATGTTGAATATCGGTCCCGCCGATGAAGCCTTGGCGTTGCGCCGGATCTTGCGAGACTTCCGGCACATGCGCCGCCAACGCGTCGAAGCGGGGGGAGTTGATGAATGTGGCGTCAGCTTTCGACATGCAGCACCTCGTCTGTGTCTGAGCCGGCAATCCAGTCTTCCACGTAGGTATCGCACTCAGTGGTTGATCCATTGATCGTCTCGGAAAAGTAGACCAGCTGACCATGTAGCCGGGTCACTCGATAGAGAATCGTAAGCCCTGGTTCGCTGTACGTCGTTATATCTCCCGGCCGCGGGTCTTTCCTCGGATCTCTCACCATGCCAGCACCTCCAAAACCCACCCGCCAATCGCCAGCGCGAAGCACAGCCAGAGCGCGAGCATGAGAGTCTCCGGCGTATCGTCGCGGCGCCGGCTCATCGCTTCACCGCCGATTGAAAGCAGTGGATCGTAGCCGCCGCTGTGACCGCAAGCGCGAAAGCGGCCAAGGCGTTCACCCACCACGGCGCGTTATTCGCGATCCCCCAAACCACAGATCGCAGGTTCAGTCCAACGCCAATGGCGTTCGCGGCTGCAAGTACCCCATACAGCGCTTTCATCGGGTCACCGCCACCGCGACAATCACCAGCAAGAGGCTGATAGCTAAACCGAGGAGCGAAAACCGTAGCCGGCGCAGATTGGACTGCACATCAACAAGACTGAGTAACTTTCCGTCTTGCGCAAGCGACAGTGCCTCCACGCTCATTTCCAGCGCTTCAATCCGTCGCATCAGCCGATCTTCCACGTCGCGGCCAATTCCTTCTGCTTCCGCCCGCCAATTCGCCCGCCGTTGGCCGCTCATCGCGTCACCTCGCAAATCGGGCAAGTATAGGCGAGCCTATAAGCTTCACAATGGGCTAGGAGCTTTCGCTCCCCAGCAATATCAGGACTCGTGACGCCATTCTCCCA